AATCCAATTATCATAAATCTTGTGTACTTTTGAGTTTCTAACTCGTCACTGTAGACTATCTTCAGTCCTGACTGTTTTTCGAATTCTTTCAAATCTTTTGCGCAACGAACATGTTCGCCACAGTCGAAGAAGTCATTGCTCTGTAATACTATAAGTGCACCGCGCGGTGTTAACGTTAGCCATCGTTCGTATTCTTCTTGTGTCAAATGTTCGCAGATTGTATTGATAACAAGGTTAGCGTTATACCGTTCTATCAATGAATCACATGTGACTGCTTCAAACTTTCCTTGTATGTGTTGCCGCATATTTACTGTGCGGGCTATTTCCTCGCACTCAGGATCTATGTCAAACGATTTAATACGCTTGATGTCTATTTCACTATTAAATAGCAGGCTAGCTAATACCCCGTTCCATCCTCCGTGTATAACAATATCAGCAGGCGGCCATAGCATCTTTTCGAGATGTTCTACTAACCAGACCTTAGATCTTACTTGTCCCTTCCAAAAACTTTCAAGAGTCCTATATCGGTCCTCTGAGTTCCTGATCGCGTCCATCCAGAACAATACGTCTGCTATTTCTACTTTCATTCTTTACCTTGGGTATTTTTGAATCTGCTGAACTTACACACGTCGGTGTTATACAAGGCTGTGCACTAGGAAACAGCGTAAAGCCGTTGTCAATAGTTCCTAGTGGTTGATCGTGACAGCTATACGAACGCTTGACTTCGCCGCCGGGCTCTCTGATTATACAGCTCTGGTATCCTGCGTTACAATCCCAACCCTGGAACTTGTTAAACCCAAATGCGTTAAACCGCTCTGCTTGGTCAATGTAATATTTATTGCCCTGGCTGTCTTCTAGTCTAACTTGCGGCAGAGCCTCGCCTTCGTATTTTTGTGGAAATCCAATTTGAAGTAACTCTCGCTGGGACTCTGAGTAGCCCGACACAACAAAACTTGCTGTAGGGTCGCTCTGAGGCTTTAACGTGACGTTTATGCCTCTATCTGCAAAACGTTTGCACCTCGAGTAGTATTCGTCAAATAAATCCGGAACCATTACCTGATTAATTGTGACGTACACACCTGCTCGCTGTAGCTGCAAACACTTGTCACCAAACTCTTGCTCGTTGGCAAACTCTCCGTGAAAGCTGGCTGTGATACTGCGCCTGTCTAACGTATCAGTAACGGCCAGCCATTTCTTCCACCATTTGCTGCCCGGCGACATGTTTGTAGTCATGTGAATACTTTGATAACCCGGATTGTTATCATCTGCATAGTGTTCTATGAGTTCGCCGAAGTGTTTGTATGCTGTGGGCTCGCCGCCTGAGAAAGAGAAGTGAAAATCTGTAAAACCGTTGGCTCTTGCTTGACTTTTGATTTCGTCTATAGTTTGTTTGTAGACTTCTAAAGGACGGTGATCCGGAATGCTTGTACGAGCATAAGGCCAGCAGTAGGAACAAGCATAATTACAGAATCGGGCTAATATCCACGACACTGTAAAAAGGTTTGTATCTAATAGTGTTTGCTGACCTAAGCTCGTAATATCCTCAAATGGAATGTCTTGATAGCTCATTCGCTAGTTTTGTTCTCCTCTAAAAATCTTTCGTACAGCCACTCGAAGTCGTTTATCTTGCCCAACTGAACGCTAGACTCAATAGAAAGCCCAAATTCACGACCGTGTATAGCGCCTCGTCTTGCATAGGACCCTTGACTCGAACGGCGTTCATCGGTGTTACACCATTTGTCAAGCCTTTCTTTTGTTTCGTCATCTATCTGTCCTCGTATTACGCTGCTTGCTAGTTTGGCACACTCTCTAAAAGCACTGCGCCATGTTGAAAACGGGTCTGTATCGAACGCGGTTACATTTGACACCTCCGGTACTGCTTTAAACTTGTAACTTATGCTGGTTGTCATGTCTGTTGAATTAATATCAACATTCTTTGTCAGCTCTGTGGGTAATAGTTTAACACCTCCGTAGCCGTAAGTCAAGTCATTTACAGGATTTTTGCTGCGCCATACGTGTACACAGTCTTTATCCCAATGAGCTACTTGGTAATCAAAATTGAAATCTTTTTCAATCTCGGCGTCGCCGTCTACTACCCAGAACATATCAGTATCGACAATCCCTGCTGCTTTGATATGGGCATTGTGTATGCCTTTAACGTTGTGTACACGTTTTGTTCGAGGAAACCTTTCTAACAACGCATGGTAATTCTTTTCTGCGTTTGGTTCCTTATAGCTTATGAACACAATATCATACGGCTTCGGCATGCTTGCACAGTAGTCAACTTCTTTTCTGTTTATTACAAAACGAAATTCAACTTCTCGGCGGGTTATTGGTGCATGCTTGCTAGCAAGTACTATACCGTCGAAGTACTTGCCGTTCTTAAATGCATGATTTTGTTTTCTGTCGTAACTATTGTGATGCGAAAAATACCAGTTAAAGTCGAAGTCATCGTTAACTTTAATTCCCGGCCAGATTATCCAGAACATATCCGTCTTGGACTTCTCAAGAGCATTCTGATAATCTTCGTAAGTGTTTATGTTGAAAATATCATAGGGCTTTGGCATACTTGCTTGAATGTCGATTTCTTTCTTGTTTCTATAAAATCTATAATCAATTTCTCGCTGAGTAATTTCTGAGTCTCTGCTGCATAGAATAATGCCGTCGTAGTACTCGCCGTTTTTAAACACATGAACATAATTCTTACTTGCTTCGTCCGGCTGAAACGAAAAATCAAACTCGTCTAGAATATCAACGTCGTTCCAAACCAACCAAAACATTTTTGTTGTGCTTTGTTCAAGTGCACGTTTATAGTCGTCATACCCGTCAGCATAAAAAATATCATAGGGCTTTGGCATACTTGCTTGAATGTCGATTTCTTTCTTGTTTCTATAAAATCTATAATCAATTTCGTTCTTAGAAAGTTTGGACTGTTTGGTACAAAGTACTACACCGTCGTAATAATTTCCGTTCTTGAATACAAGATGAAACTGTTCGTCCCATTTAGCAACTCTATATGAGAAGTCAAAATCACTTACAACTTCGACATCACTAGGTACCATCCAAAACATACTAGTCGAACTGTTTTCATACGCTTCGCAGTAATCCTCGTACGAGTCTACGGTAAAGATCTCATAGGGTTTTGGTATACTTGCTTGAATGTCGATTTCTTTCTTGTTTCTATAAAAACGGTACTCGAACTCTTTCTTAGAAATGTTGGCACGTTTGTTGCACAGAATAATTCCGTCATAGTACTCACCGTTCTTAAATACGTGAGTATACTCTTTACTCCATTCGTCAGGCTCAAAAGAAAAATCAAAATCATCACACACAATGACGTCAGGAGTCACTACCCAAAACATTTTTGTAAAAGTCATCTTTTGTGCTTTTTCAAGCGAGCTGGCTTTTTTAGCTGTTGGAAATCTTGATTTAAGAATTCTCCACTCGCTGCTATCTTCGCCTATGTAGATAATATCGTAAATCATTTACCTCGTGTTTCCATAATGTATAACTGTGCTTACGCTAGAAGACATCTTACGCCATGGGTCTATTATAACACTGAAAGGCGGGATCGAGCAATACAATTCGTCTCTAGCTGTCATGCCTGTGTATTCGTATGTAACCTCTGCAGAGTGTGCCATTAAAAATACCCCCGGAGCAGTTGGTTGGAAGTCATCGCCGGTGTACGGATCAATGTATGTGGGCGAATGTCCTGCTTGCTCACAATAGTGCCCTACTAGCAAACTGTAACTACCGTCTAGATAAGGAACTCTTGGCTTGTATGCTTTGCCGTGAATATAGATCGGCATGTTATTGAGCGCTGCATGCTTGACTAGTTCTTCTGCTAGATTTTTTGCTTGTACTTCTCTGGCTGTCATCACCGAGGAAAACAAGTCATACCCTAAATCTAACTTTTCAGCAAGATAACTTAAGGCAATATTATCGCGGGGATGGCAGCCACCACCGTCACCCATGCCTGCTGTCATATACTGTGGGCTCATAATACGCATACTAGAATTCGCAAGTGCTTGAGTTACTACGTCTACATCGATGTTGCCTTGTTTTACTGCAACATCTTGTATCATATTAACAAGACCAATCTTTGTAGAGATAAAGGTATTGTAAAACACTTTGATACATTCACATTCGTCCCAGGTACCAACAACGTAGCGAGGATCGTTGTCCATTACAGTCTTATAAAAATCGACCAGCTGTTTTGCGTCACCTGTTTCCTCGCCGTCTTCTGTACCAATCATAATCATCTCTGGATTCACCATGTCCCAACTTACACTGCCCATGGCAATAAGGTAAGGATTATACACAAAACGAGTATTACCTACTAAGTCAACAAATTGGTCTCGCGTAGTACCAGGAAGCACAGTTGATACAAGCACAAGAAGCTGATCTTTATTCATGTACTTGTTAGCTTCTTCCAAGACTTCCTTGACAATTGTATAGCTAAAGTCTTTAGGTGGTAGATGGCTCGAAGGTGCATTACCGTCGTACTCGAGATCATGCGGGGTAGGCACTGCTACAAATACTACATCCTTGCCTACAACACATTCGCCTATAGTGTCTACGACATCTACAGTATCACTACAGACCTTAGCAATATCATATCCTGTAACCGAATGCCCTTTTGCTGCAATTGCTTCTGCACAGGGCATGCCGAGCTTGCCCACACCAATAAAGCCTATGTCCATTATTTCTCCTAGTTCTGTTAAAAATACTTATTCAATCATTGTGAGGGGAAAGCCAAGGTCTGGCAGAATAAATACTTGATGTTTAACAAGGTCGAAGAGTTTGAGAAAGAAATCGCAAAATTTTACGGGGCGCCGTATGCTGTTGCTACCGATTGCTGCACTCACGCAATCGAACTATCGTTGCGATATCTCGACACTAGATTTGTTTTTATCCCAAAACACACTTATATTTCAATCCCATTTACTGCTGAGAAACTAGGAATATATTGGCAGTGGAACGAACGACCTTGGCAAGATTACTACTATCTCAACAGCAAAATAATCGACGCTGCTGTATACTGGAGAAGAAACGGCTATGTGCCAAGTTCTTTTATGTGTTTGAGTTTTCAATTCAAAAAGCACTTATCTCTTGGTCGAGGTGGAGCAATTCTATGTGAAAACCTAGAAGATTACGTCGAACTAAAGAAAATGAGTTATGATGGGAGATTGCCAGATATTCCGTGGGCCAATCAAGACATAAAATCTATTGGATATCATTACTATATGACTCCAGAAACTGCACAACAAGGAATCGATCGATTGCCTTCTGCGATAGCAAGCCCGTCGAAGCAATGGAGTTGGCAAGACTACCCAGACTTATCAACTAATAGTATTTTTAAAATAGGAAACAAATGCCATCTAAAAACGAGTGGAGCCAACTTAAAAAAGTTGTAGTAGGCGTTGCGGATTACGCTAAAATCCCAACAATAGACAAGAGTATGCGCACCGTAAACTATGCTGATGTCACAGACCTTGATTCAGTACCTGTGGGGGACTATCCCCAGCAAGTCATTGACGAAGCTAACGAGGACTTGGATACATTTGTCAGCTTCCTAGAGAAAGAAAGTGTTAAGGTAGTTCGGCCTGAGCGAACAGATTGCAACTATTACAACTATTGTCCAAGAGACAGTGTATTCATACACGGCGATAAGACTATCGCAACTCCCATGCCGTTGCGTGCTAGGATAAACGAATACAAAGCATTTGAACAGCATCTGCAAAATGTCGAGAACCTTAACCAGCCACACTGGGACGCGCTCTATAACACAGAGTGCATAGGCAACCCTGACATCTTGGCCCTTAATGAAACTGCTCCAGCATTTGATGCTGCTAACGTAATACGAGCAAACGACGATGTTTTATACCTTGTGTCAAACAGCGGAAACCGGCAAGGAGCTCTGCTGTTAGAAACT